GGAGGAAAGGAATTAGCAAACTTAATCTTATATGAATCCAACCCAGGCGAATCTGCATACTTCTTAATCAACCAGAAGGGCAGAGAATTCATGGATGAATTGGGCGAAGTCAGGCCATCCGGTTTCCCGACAGATAAATCCAATGCTCTATACTACTACAAGAAGGCAGTAAAGCTCAATAACACCAAGCTGACTAATCATTGGCTGGCCAAATATGTTAGCCTTGGAGGAACCAAGAAAGGCATGGATGATAGTATTAAGAAAGGAATTCCACTTGAGTCATTGGGTAAATACAAACAGGATTTCCTTAAAACTCTTGACAAGGAAGATTTAGAAGTATTGGAAATCGCAAACAATTGGTACAGAGAGACATATTATAATACACCTACAGAATAATTAGTATGACCACACCTACCTCGGTTGATACTATGAGCAAGGCTGAACTGACCAAAGCAGCCGCACAAAAAGGATTGGAATGCTACAATTCATTTTATGTCTTCTTCAAGACCTTCTGGCCGGAGATGTCCGGGGAAAGGTTTGTTGATAATTGGCACATAAAGTTTATATGTGACGTTCTTCAATATTGGGGAATGAAGATTGTTAAAGAGGAAATTGTTAGGCAGACCGTTATTATAAATGTTCCTCCTGGCTCATCCAAATCAACAATGTGTACAGTTGCATTCCCTTTATGGATGTGGCTACATAAACCATCATGTACAACAGTAAACGTTTCCTTCTCGGCAGACTTATCGAAAGACCACCAAGAATTGAGCAAAGTCATGCCGGAATCAGAAAGATGGTCGTTCTTGTTTGATAACATATTTATCCTGAAGCATGGCAAAAAATTAATAGTTGAGGTTAGTAATAAGAATAAAATCCAAAATAATTTCAAAGGGAAGCGTTTTAATTCGGCAGTCACAGGAGTTACAGGCAAACATGCCGATATTATAATTGAAGACGACCCATTAAATCCAGAACAGGCTTTCTCTGACACAGAAAGAGCAACAGCAGTACGGGTTCATGACCAAACTATATCGAGCCGAATAAAAAATGATAACTGCTATTTAAACATAATTATAGCTCAAAGGCTGCATGAGGAAGATGTTTGTGGCCACGTATTAAAGCAAAATATTCCAATAACTCACATTTGCCTGCCTGGAGAACTGACAAGTAACACGATAGTAGCTCCGGAGGAATGCGAAAAGTATTATGTCGATGGAATATTAAATCCAATCAGAAAAGGTAGGGATGTTCTGGATATTGCAAAAACAAAATTAGGTTCTGCTTATTCTGCCCAAATTCTACAGTTGCCATTCGATTTAGAAAGTACAGACATAAAACCTTCAATGTTTGAGATATTACCAGCAGTCAGAGATGATATTATTTGGGATGTTTGGGTAGATGGAGCATTCACTGAAAAAACCAAGAATGACCCATCCGGTATTGATTTGATGGCAAGAGTCGGGAACGATTTAATTGTGCGCCAATCTTATGATGTAAGAAAGAAACTACCAGACCTATTGGCATTTATAATTGACCTTGAAAAGGATGGAATGATTGATAAAAAACTGAGCAGGATATTCATCGAACCAAAGGCATCTGGAACTCCTCTCGCAGACTACATCGAACACGACACCGAATATAACTTCGTGAGGATAGGAGAAAACTCTAAACAGGAATCTCAATTGATTGCCGGAGGTCACACTGCAAGACATGAGATGATAAAACCAAAGGCTGAGTCTGGCAGAATAAAGCTCGTTAAAGGAACATGGAACACAGATTTTGTAACACAGATTTGTGGATATCCAAGGGCAGCACATGATGAGCATGTAGATACTTTAGGTTATGCTGTTAATCATTATTATATGTCTGAAAACACATTCATCGAGAACTACGCACTAAATAGACTTGAGAAGAATGTTCCCGGCTCCATCCCGATTCAGATTACATCACAGATTGACAATTTCGTTATTGCTGCTGACTACAGAGAACACGACAAAGGAGATGTACAACTGTTTGACGACCCGAATTACCTGTATAAATATCGATACGTTGCAGTGCTGGTTCTCACCTCAGATTCAGAACGAGGCGACAGCACAGTTTCTCTCGTCTTCGACAGGGAATCAAACACTGTTCCGGCTCTTTACACAGTCGATGATGTGATGCCCAAAAAAGCGGCTCTACGTGCGTTAGAGATGGCAGCGATTTATGACAATGCCAGATTGGTTGTTGCAGTGAAGAAAGAAGTTGGAACTACACAGAATGAGGAGAACGATTTAGGCCATATCGCCATCACGGAAATACGGAAGACCCATTACGATAATATCTATTCAAGGCTCATCCAGCATGACATCCGGAAGAAACGGGAAAGAGAATATGGATTCAGGATAAACAGGTCCACCTCCAGGGAGATTTATTACAACCTCAAGGATGCAATGGAGACAAACAAAGTGAAATCTGTTCCATTGGAAGTATTCAACGAAGCCAAATTACTTGAAAGAAAGAAGGATACCGGTGAAATTGGAGTTAAGGAAGGCCATCAGGGTAATGCGATATTGGCCTATGCGATAGCACTGAAGGTATCGGATGAAATGCGCGATGATGTAAAGGTTAAGATGTCGGACCGTTGGTAATAAAAAAGGGATTGCGCCATGTCCGTTATTCTCAAACGGGAGCTACAATCCCTTGGTGCATCAAGTTAATCGAGCGATGCCAACGATATCTTAAAACATTCTTTGTACTCCAGCAGCAAAGCAAGTGCAATCAGGAGTATGTGTTCCATTTTCGCCACCACAAATATGGCAGGTTTTGAGTCGTTCTTCCCTGGCCTTTTCCATATTTGCCTTCATTTTATCTTTGATGTGCTGAGGCAAACTATCCTGTGCCTGCTTGTCGAATGTTATGCATTTCATAATAATTGGTTTATGGCAATATCTACAAATTTCAACGTCGTTATTATCTAAATATATATCATCTGTTTCAAAACAATCGCAAAACGGACTTATAACAACCGGCTTAATACAACTACCTTCATTGGTTTCATCCATAATTCCTGCCCATGCTTTCAAATTATTAATATGCATCAGCAGATTCTCGAAGTCACCACTAAGCTGTGGAGTTGTATATACTTTTGCCATTGCCTTAACATATTCGTCCAGACATTTGATTTCGTTTGTGATTTGATATATCTGACTTTTCATCTTACCTCAACTTTTACAAACGTTTTACCTTGAGCTTCCCACCATTTACCATGAACACTGTACCACTTCTCGGCCTGTTTTTCCGTAAATACTCCAGACCAAGGCTCAGTCTTTCCTCCTTCGAGGACTACTTCAAACTTTACTTTAGGTTGTCTTACTTTTGCCATTTTTAAAATCAGGACAAGTTAATATGAGCTGTTCTTCAAATATCGATTTCCACTTGCAGGTTATTTGCAGGGAACAATTTACGCACTTTCGCGCTACTTCTTTTTTCTGGACCATCTGAAATTAGTTATTACTCTGGTTAATTCTACTATTCCATTCACTGCCAGCAAAAGCAGGTAAGCGAATCCAAGCATAATTAAAGTGAAGAATGTTCTCATTGCATTATATTTAAATCTTTTCTAATTCAGACACATTCCATCCACCACCATCCACATGATACTTTATTGAGAACAACTTTCCATCGCCATCCATATATATTCCCGGTTTAATCCTTTGGTATTTATTTAGGTTTAAATCCTTTACTACATTAATGCCAATATTTTCTTTGGGTTGCTGGACTTCTATCATTGGCTCTGGAATTATTTCTCGCTCCACGCATGCTGGCCTTTCTTTTGGTATCTGTCCGTTTTCTTCGACGAATTTAATGGCCACCGGAATAGCATATTCTGCTCCTATATGAAACCATTCGCCAATGTATCTAAATTCTTTAAATTCATTATGAAGCATTCCTTCTATAAAATAGGCATTATTCAGCAACTCGCTATGCCAAGACAACTCCATCCTACAGCCACCGGCATTCTGTAATGTAACTATTCTCCTTTCAATATCATTGGATACGCCTATCTTTATCCTTGGGATATCTAAGTTTTTAATTATATAAACATATTCTCTTGTTGACATTTTGCTATTTTTATATGCTAATTATGGTAGTTACTCCCGGTGTCAATATGACATTTTGCTACTTTCATTGCGTAAATGCCTCAATTGATTCCTTCGGCGTCTGTGGAGTATCAATACTTCTGTTGTGCAATTCCAATGCTTTAATTAGCAGTTCGGCATTAGTTTCAGGGCATATACATATAACCATTAATGATTCCATATCTATAATCCCAGATTCTCCTGTCCCATTGATATTCTGTGCAAATACAAATTTCATAATATTGATTTTAAAATATCCCTAATACCTTCCAAATCATCCTTCTGGAGCAATGGCTGTGTGGCGTAAGCGCCCATTTGCCTCATCAGTTTATCTATAGTACCGAGCTTGTCTATTAGTTTCACCTTTTTAACAGTCCCAATAGCACGTTTATTCTCTCCTTTGCCGGAGAATAGTTCTACTACCTCAAAGCTCTGAATGCAGGCTGCTTCCTCGTCTGTCATTTCATCAAATGATTTCATGGTTCCGTCTGGTTTAAATATTGACTTCAGATTAAACCTAAGAAACTTCGCCAAGTTGTCAAGAACCTCATCTAATTTAGCTTCATTTCTCTCTCTCGTCTTATTTCTTATCTCGCTAATTCTTAGGGCTACGTTAGGGTTCTGAAGCAGTTTGCACGTTTCAACATACTGAGCATTCTTTGACATTTTTTTAACGTCATAGTATTTATTGTATGATTGCCAAGGATAATCAAATTCTCCATCAGCAACCGACTGTGCGAAATTATCTTGTTTTATTGTTAATTTACTCATGGACATCTGTTTTAAATTTCCAAACATATCCTCCAGCAGAAGGCTGTTCTCCTCGACAAACATTTCCTATTGCACCCTGACTTATTCCGGTT